CCCGCTCGCGCCGAACAAGCGCTATGCGATCAACCAGGACGCCGAGGTCCAGATCATCGGCTGGGCGGGCAACCTCACCTCGAGCGGTGCGCAGTTCCAGGGACGGCTGATCTCGCCGTGAATCGTCTTCTTGGCCCTTCCGAGGGGTGCCGCCCAAAGCGGTGCTCCTCGGTTTTTCTTCGAGGTGAACGATGAACGATTTCGACGTCAGCATTCTGCGCAACCTGCCCGACCCGAACTTCACGCCCTACGTCGCCGCGCCCATCGTGGGCGAGGTGCCAGATCGCTGCAGCGATCCAGCGCAGGAGAGCGTGAGCATTCGCGCGAACAGGTCCGAGGCAACGTAAGGAGCAACCATGCCCGCATCTCTACCAGGCGACACCAAAGCGAACAACACGGGCGCGAACCCCTCCGTGGGCCAGCCCGTCGCGTTCGATCTGATCTCGGGCCCGAAGGGCTCGCCCTTCGACAAGGACACGACCGGCAACGCGTCGACCGGCGCGCTCTCGACCGGTATCGGCTACGGGCTCGAAGACCTCTTCAGCCCGATCTCCAACGCGCTCATCAGCAACTCGCTCTTCGGCATCATCAAGGCAGGCTTCACCGATGACTACACGCCGGGTGTGTCGAAGCTCGACGCGAGCGCGAGCGCCGACTCGCGCTTCATGTACATCGGCGGCGGTCGCAGTCAGACCTCCGGCGCGCCGTTCTACCGCAACCCCGCAGGAATCGCCGGGACGAATCCCTACACCGCAGGCTTCGGCATCGGCGCTGCAGGCAACGGCGGCTCGCGTGACGCGGGCGCGGGCCCGGCCTTCACCGGCTTCGTGATGAAGACGGTGACCGCACCAGGCGCGGTTGCGCCGGGCGCTGCCATCGAGGTGGGCTTCCTCAACCGCACGGGTGTCGCGATGACCAACGGCCAGTCGGCCTTCGGCTCGAGCAACGCAGCGAGCGCGGCAGTCGCGTGAGATGCCAGCGCAGCCACGAGCGGTCATCTGGGTCGTCACCCAGGTCGCGACTCACTTCGAGGCGCGGCTGTTCCTCGTCGAGAAGACGGGGCTCGACTCAACTGACGTCGTGCTGCGCGCCGACTCGCGACCCACGCTCTTTTCGATGGCACCGACAGGGTTCAGGCGCATAGGGAAATTGCCGACGCAGGCAGCGACCGTGCTCGAGAACTGGATTTGAAAGGACAACGATGCAGACATTCGATTCGGACATCACCCACTTCGACACTCGCAACCCGTACGTGGGCGACGAGAAGCTCCCGGTGCGCTTCTACATGGGCGCGATCCAGAACGATGAAGCGACCGAGAGAGAGGGTCGCCCGATCTACGTCGACACCGAGTGCATTCAGATTTTCAACTCGAAGGACAACATCATCGACCGCCCGGTGCGCGATTCCGACAGGAAGCGCTGGCCCGCTGCCTACGGGGCCTGGAAGCAAGGCGGCGACGGCGAGCCCGGCGCGACGGGCACGCGCCTGTCGCACTGGCCGCTGATGACGCGCGCCCAGGTCGAGGAGTTCAAGTTCTTCAAGGTCTACACCGTCGAGCAACTCGCCGACCTTCCCGACAGCACGGTGCAGAAAATCCATGGCGCGACGAAGCTGAAGCAACTCGCGCAACTCGCCGTCGAGGCCGCGAAGGGCGAGGAACCCTTCCGCCGCCTGCGAGCGGAACTTGAGACGCGCGACGGGAAGATCGCCGAACTGACATCGGAGGTGCGGCGGCTCACCAAGCTCATCGAGGAGAAGCTGAAAGAACCGGCATAGCGCCATGTCCGCGCTGCAGAAGCAAGACACGATCCTCTACGAGGTGCAGCAGGCCTGCATCCAGCTTTCGCTGCCCAAGCCGAACGGCGTCTACGACTCTGCCGACGAGAACGTGTTGCTGATGGGCTCGGCGGCGAACCTCGCCGGGATCATGGTGAGCGAGGCGTTCGACTGGCAGCAACTGCGCAAGACCTTCAGCCTCACCGGCGACGCGATCAAGACCGCGTTCGACCTGCCCGCCGACTTCTCGCGCTTCGTCGATGGCACCGGCTGGTCGCTCGCGATGCGCCGCCCGGTCTTCGTGGTGGACCCGCAGCAGTGGGCGACCATGAAGTCGTGGCTGTCGTCGTCGATGACGATCACCCCGGTGGCGCGCATTCTCGCCGATCAACTCGCGTTCATGACTGCGCCGAAGGTGGGCGAGGTCATCACCTTCGAGTACATCGACGCGAACTGGGTGATCGACGCGGACGTCCCCACGACGTTCAAGCAGCGAGCCGACAAGAACGGCGACATCCCGCGCTTCGACTGGCTGCTGATGATGCTCGCGACCAAGCTCAAGTGGCTCGAGATGAAGGGCTTGAGCACGACGGCGGTGCAGTCGGACTTCAACGACCGGCTGCTGCAACTCACGCAGCGCGACCGGATGGGCCAGGTGCTCACGCTCTCGGGCCCGGTGCCTGGTGGCTTCCGCTACATCGACGGCATCTCCAACGTGCCCGAGCACTTCAACTGACCATGTTCCGCCTCGCCACCCAGCAGAACACGCGGAAAGCGCAGCCGCAACTGGGCTCGATCACGCCGCTCGCGATCCCCGCCAAGGGGTTGAACGCGCGCGACGCCTTCGCGCTGATGGGGCCGGAGTATGCGATCAGCCTGGTGAACGCGCTGTGCGAGCCGTACGGGCTGCGCACGCGCAAGGGCTACACCGAGTGGGCGACCAACATCGCACCGGGCTCCCCGGTGCGGACGATGATGAGCTACTACCCGGCAATCGCGTCGCCGACGTCGCTCGCGACGCGGATCGCGCGAAGGTCGGTGAATCAGCGCCTGCTCGTCGAGGGGGCCGCTCCTCGGATCGCGCCAGCGGGGAAACTCTTCGCCGCGACTGCTGGGCAAATTTTCGATGTCACCCTCGGAGGCCCGGGCCCGTGGGCAGCGATGCCAGGGGTCGGCACTATCGGCGGGACCGACAACTACTGGACCTGGCTCAACTACCAGAACCTCGCGGGCTCGTTCCTCGTGGCGTGCAGGGAGACTGGCGGCTACGCGTTTTACAACGGCGCGGCGTGGACCACGCCTGTCGCAGGCACGGGCGTGGGCCAGATCAACGGCTGCGACCCGGCGCTCTTCTGCTACGTGATCGAGCATAAGAAGCGCCTGTGGTTCATCGAGAAGAACAGCACGAGGGCCTGGTATCTCCCGGTCTCGCAGATCACCGGCACGGTGACCGAGTTTAACTTCGGCGAGCAGTTCAGGCACGGCGGCTATCTCGCGGCCATCGAGAGTTGGACCGTCGACGGCGGCATCGGTGTCGACGACTACCTGGTCGCGGTCGGCTCGCAGGGTGACGTCGCCCTGTACAAGGGCGTCGATCCAGACTCTGTCGGCGACTTCGAGATCACGGGTGTGTGGCACGTCGGCCCGCTGCCGATTGGACGTCAGGCGGTGCTGAACACCGGAGCCGACGTTCACATCCTCTCGCAATTCGGCGTGAACGCGGTCTCGAAACTGCTCAACACGATTGACCTGGCGCAGCAGGAGACCGTGCGACTGAGCTACATGATCTCGCCCATCATCGCGCGCCTGATGCGCGAATCGAACGCGCTCGTGGGCTGGAAGATTGTCTCGATCCCGAAGGAGGAACTGTTCCTGATCGGGGTGCCGCGCGATTCGTTGGAACTCGGCGGGGACTTTTTCGCGCTGAAGCTCTCGACCGGCGGCTGGTCGCAACTGCAAGACCTTCCCTACTCGAGCTTCGTGTCGGTCGACGCCGACTGCTTCGCTGGCACCTGGGACGGGCGCGTGATGCGCGCCTTCGACGGGCCGCTCGACAACGTGCTGCTCACCGACCCGTTGAGCGGCTCGCCGGTCAAGGTCCAGGTGACCCCGGCGTACAACGGGATGGACGCGGGCTTCGGGACCGGCGCGCGGCAGAAGGTTTTCAAGATGCTGCGCCCGACGTTCATCGCGACGACCACGCCAGTGGTCGTCGTACACATCCTCACCGACTACGGGACGCTGAAGGCCGCTGTCGTTCCCACGCTGCCCGACATCGCGGAGTCGAAGTGGGACGAAGCGCTGTGGGATGTGGGGAAGTGGAGCGGGTTGCAGGACTCGATCAAGGAGTGGATCGGCGTCCAGGGCGTGGGCTTCGCGGGCACGGCGCAGATCGACTACCTGTGCGGCGGCGACACGCTGCTCGCCGCCATCGACTTCTGGACCGAAGCTGGAGGCGTGCTGTGATCGTGCTCCCCAAGGATCAGCACGAGTGGCTCGCGCTCGCCGCGTTCCTGAAGCCCGCATACGTGCAACCGAGCCCCGACCTACGCGTGATCGGCTGGGTGAGCGAGGGCAGGCTCGCGATTGTGGTGGGCTTCAACGGGTTTCTCGGCAAGCTCGCGCAGATTCACATGGCCTATGCGCCCGACTGGCACTTCACGCCGCGCGCATTGCTCGATCAAGTCTTCCACCACGGTTTCATCACCGAGGGGCGCGAGATGCTCATCGGGATCGTGAACAGCAAGAACACGAAGGCGCTGCGCATGGACCTGCACCTGGGGTTCAAGGAACTGTATCGGCTCCCCGGCATGCACGACGACGGCGGCGATGTGGTCGTGCTCGGGATGAAGAAGGACGAGTGCCGGTATCTCACGCGCAGGCCTCTCCTCGCAAAAACTGGGAGCGAATAATGGGCGGCGGAAAACAAGCGTCTTCCCCTGACTACTCCGGCGCTGCTGCGCAAGACGCGGCGGCGAACAAGGAGATGCTGACCACGCAGACCTGGGCGAACCGGCCCACGATCAACACGCCGTGGGGCCAGCAGACCTGGGACACGGGGCAGACCATCGATCCGGCCACCGGTCAACCGGTCACGACCTGGAATTCCAACATCACCCTCTCGCCGGATCAGCAGGCCGCGCTCGACTCGCAGCAGGCGATCACGCAGGGTCGCTCGAGCGCCGCGCAAGGCCTTCTCGGCCAGGCCACCGATGCGACGTCGCAAGGGTTCGACTGGAACAATCTGCCGCCCGCGCAAATGCAGGCCGCGCAGGCTGGCAACGTGCAAGACGCGCAGCAGCGCGCCTACCAGAACATGAGCCAGATGTTGCAGCCTGGTCGGCAGCAGCAGCAGTCGGCGCTCGACACCAAGCTCGCGAACATGGGGCTCTCGCAAGGCAGCACGGCGAACCAGCGCGCGAACATGGACCTCGCGAATCAGTGGGGCACGCAGGACCGCGCGATGATGGGCCAGGCGATGCAGCAGGGCACCTCCGACGTGCAGACGCAGTACGGCATGGACACATCGCAGGTTCAACAAGGGGAGCAACTGCGGCAGAACGCGATAGCCGAAGAAGCGCAGCGGCGTGGCATGCCGCTGAACGAACTGAACGCGCTGCTCACGGGGCAGCAGGTCAACATGCCCACGATGCCGGGATTCAACGCGGCGGGTGCGGGTCAGCCCGCGCAAGGGCTCGCCGCTGCGCAGGCGCAGGGCCAGATGAACCTGGGCAACGCGCAACTGCAGCAACAGACGATGGCGGGCTATGGTCAGCTTGCCGGTGCGGGCATGGGCGTCGCGGCTGCGGCGATGTTCTGATGACAACCTCCGAGAGCCTGCAGGAGATGCTGCGCCAGGTGCCGATGCCGGGCATCGACAACCGCCATGCGTTCATCACCTGGCTCAAATTCTCGCACGGCATCATGCGCGCTTCCGTGCCGCTGCTCGAGATCGCGGCGGCGAAGTCGGAGGGCGCGCTGCGGGACTACTACCTCGAGAGCCTCGAGAACGAACGCGACCATGCTGAATGGCTCGCGGTTGACCTCGAGACGCTCGGAGAGATGCCGTACGTGATCGACCACGCGAGCGCTGCGACGGCGGGCGCGCAGTACTACTACCTGCAGCACGTCGGGCCGCACGCGCTCCTCGGCTACATCGCCGCGCTCGAGTTCCGCCCGATGCCCATCGAGCAGGTCGACGCGCTCGCCAAGCTCTACGGCGAGAGCGCGATGCGAACGGTGCGCCACCACGCGCAGGAAGACGTCGATCACGCGAAGCGTCTCGCAAGCGTGATCGACATGTTCGAGGAGCAGGCCCGGATCATCGTCTATAGCGCGGCGCTCACCGCGCGGATGGTCGGCTTTTACCTCACGCAGAGGATGAACCTCACATGACCGACGACGAAAAGAAGCTCGCGTATGCGTTCCTCACGATGGACGACCTGTCGTCGCAAGAGAAGCAGATGGCGCAGCAGCAGGGGCTGGTGAGCCAGCTTCGCGCGGCCTCCATGAAGCCTGGCTCGAGCAACACGGGGTTCGCAGGCGGGTTGGCACCCGGGCTCTACGGCGTCGGAGCGGCCTTCGCACAACGCAAGCAGGACGCGGCGCAGAAGGAATACCAGGGGAAAAAGGATGAATCGATGAGGCGCGTGTTCAAGGCGCTCGGCGTCGACTCCGATGGCAACACTCCGGCTGCAGCCGCCGGGCCTGGACCGAACGCGAATGCGTCCCTCGATCCGAGCGGCGTGTCGCCGATCATCTCCGGCATGCAGCAGCCGCAGCAGCAGCAGCAGCCCATGGCACCGTACGCCGCCAAGAAAAAAGACTACTACGGCATCACCACGCCTGGTGACCAGGACTTCTGATGGCTGAATTCGATCCACTCTTCGACGAAGACCCCGACCTGCCGTTCGTGAGGCAGCACGCGCTGGCGTCGCTCGTGCGTCAGCAGCCCGCGCTCGCCGCGCCATCCTCCGG